CAGATCGTAGATGTCGGTCTCGGTCTTGCGGGCGAACGAGGCCACGGGCTCGTAGGTCCGCTCGACCTTGGCCGGGTCGTTGGCGTAGGCGGCGAGGCGGGTCTGCCGCTCGTCCCACGCCTTGATGTCGCGTTCGAGCGTCTCCAGCTCGGAGCTGTCCGCGTCCCACGTCGCCTGGGCGTCGGCCGGCAGGACGCCGGGGTACTCGACGGCCTGGCGCGCGAGCGCGGCCTTCAGCTCGGTCACGCGCGACGACTTCTCGTCGCGGGTCACGTATTCCACGGTGGACTTCCTTTCGAGTGTCGGGGTGGTCGGTGGGGCGACCGTCTCGCGGCGTTCCGGCTCGGGGTGCGGCTCTGCCGCGGCGCCGACGGAAGGTGCGTCAGGGTCGATGTAGTTGACGAGGTTGCGGAGATGCTCCGCGTCAGCGGTGATCCCGCTGAGGCGGAACTCATCAGTGAGCGAGCGAAGGCTTGCGCTCGCCTGCGCGTAGGCCGGCCAGGTGACCGCGCCCAGCTCAAAGAGCCGGGCCTCGGCAATCGTGCGCTCGGGCAGCCCCTTCGGGTTGTGAACACTGGGCTTCGGTTTCGGGTTGAACTCATCGCGCACCACGCTGAAGCGGTGCGACGAGCCGTAGACTCCCTTCCGGAGACCATCGACGACGAGCTCCGGCACGCCGTCGAGGATTTGGCCGCGGGCGAACGGGCTGATCGCGTCCTCGCCCGTCTCGTCAGTCGTGGCGATGATCTTCTCGCCGATCTGCGGATCGCGGCCATGCTGGAACAGGATCTTCGGAGGGTTCTCGGCCATCGTCTTGCGGTAGGCGCCGGCCTTGAACCGCTCCATGAAGTGGCCTTCCGTCACGGACTCGATCTCGGCCCACGAGTCGGCCGGGGCGAGCCGGATTGTCAGGGTGCGGCCGTCCTCCGAGGAGATGCCGGACTGCATCGCGCGGAAGAGGTCGTCCTTCGGGGGTCGGATCGGGGTAGTCATGGGCGTCTCCTATGCGGCGAACATCAAGACGAGCACGTCGTCGTCATCGGATGCGATGTCTATGGGCGGCTCAGGTCGGCGACGGCGTCCCCCACCGGACGGCGTGGGTGTCGCACCCGTCACCGTGACGAGCGGCGGGTAGCCAGTCAGCGTCAGGCCCAGCGGTCCGGGCGTGACGACCGCTCCGCCAGCGACCACGACTGCCGGGGTCGCGAAGGCGAACAGGAGCGCGGCGGCTGCCGGGTTGACGGAGGTCGGAGTCAGGACGGCGGGAACTGCGCCCGTCACGCTCAGCGCGGCGGCTGCGGGGATTATCTGAACGGATGCGCCGGCCGTGACGACCGGGACGGCTCCGACCACTGCGAGGGCCGCTGGGGTTGGCTGTACCAGCCGGTAGTCCTGCGCCACGACGGTAGGCGTCGCGGGCACGACGCTGACGGCGACTGGACCGGGCTGGATGCTCTGATAGTCCTGGGCGACGATGGCCGGGGTTGCCGTCCCGATCGCTATCGCCGCGGCGGCAGGCTGGACGAGCGCATTCGTGACGACCGCTGGCGTGGCCCCGGCGACGGCAACGGCTACCGCTGCGGGGGCCATGCTGACCGGAGTGCCCACCGCGGGCGTCGCCCCGGCAACGGTGACAGCAGCTGCGGCGGGCTGGGCCTTCGGCCAGTTCTCGCCGACGACCGCGGGCGTGGCCGTGCCGACGCTGACAGCGGCGGCGCTCGGTGCGACGCTGACCGGGGTGCCTACCGCCGGTGTCGCGCCCGCCACGGCCACGGCGGCGGCGGCGGGGAGGATGACCCACACGTCCCCGACGTGGTGCGCTGCACCGCTGATCGCGATGGCGGCTGCGGCGGGCTGGGCCAGTTTCGGCAGAGCGACTGCCGGCGTCGCGGTCCCGATCGTGACGGCTGCCGCGGCGGGGAGGATGACGACGTTGCTCAGTGCGACGACGGTCGGCGTGGCCGTGCCGATGGTGATCGCCGCGGCGGCAGGCTGGATCAGGATGTAGTTCTGGGCGACTACCGCCGGGGTGGCGGTGCCGATGGTGATCGCCGCGGCGGCGGGCTGGGCGATGACGGTCTTTTCACGGACGGCGACGGCGACCAGCGCCCAGTCGTCAGTCGTGCCGGTGGCGAAGCCCACGCTGCGGCTGCCCTGGCCTGCCGTCGTCTCGCGGACGAAGCGGGAGCCGTAGGACGTGGAGTCGAGGAGCTGGAGCGCGGAGCTGGTTCCGGTGTCCGCCGCGACCGGGGTCGCCGCGCCCGTGTAGTGGCACGCGAAGCGCATCGAGTCGGAGCCTGGGTTGCCGTCGCTGACAGCGACCGTGCCCGACGCGCCCGTGCCCGTGGTGGACGTGTTCGCGTTGGTGTTGGTCGTCGAGGAGACCTGTGTGATCGTCTGGAACGCTTCGAGCGCCGTGCCCGAGATGGACGCCGCGTAGCCGACCGTGACAATCACGCTGCTCGTGCGTGCGACGGTGATGAGGCCGTTCGTCACGTTGTCGAGGAAGTATGCGCGGACGGCGCCGGGCTCGGTGTCGGTGTCGGTCGCTGAGTAGAGCAGCGACATCGCGACGCCGTTCCACGTCACGCCGGTATCGAGCGCCGCGGAGCCGTGCGTGGCGACGAACACGATGCCCGCTCGGGCTCCGGTGCCGAGCGTGCCGATGTTGAACGTGGAGACGCTGGCCTGCGAGCCGCTGGATGCAGACGCGACGAAGCCGACAGCCATCAGTCAGTCCAGAACTCGCGGAGACAGAGCGATCCGCCCCAGCGATCCTTGGTCGCGGTGAACGAGCGCTCGCCCGTCCAGGCGACGGTCCAGCCCTTGTCGGTTGCGCCCGTCGCCTTGGCGGCGAGGAGCTCGGCGTCCGTCTGGTCCGGCGCGTGCGGTTCGATGACGCACGGCTCGGCCGCTACGCCATCGACGGACTGCCGGTACCAGACGGTCATGGGATCAGGTGACGGTGACGTTGATGACGGCGGCCGACGTCCCGCCGATCTGGAGCTTGTTGCCGTTCGTCGCGGTCACGTCGCCGTGGCCGGTGTCCAGCGCCGCAAAGCACAGGATGTACTTGGTGGCGCCGTCGTAGTAGATGACGGCCTGCTTCGCCGCGAGGTTCGCGGTGCCCGCCGTCCACTCGATGACCGCGGCCTGCGTGATCGCCACGTCGTTCGTGGTCACGGTCGCGGTCACCATGTCAACGGCCGCGCCCGCCGTGGCGTAGCCCGTGTTCGTTGTGCCGACCTCGTTCGTCACGCCGTAGACGGTGGATGCGGCGGTGATCTGGTTCCACACCGTGTAGAGGGCGCACTTGAATGCGCCCGAGTCGATGGGGATGGAGCCGTCGGCGATGAGCTTGGCGCCCCCGTTGGTCAGGGTCCAGGGGTCGGCTGCCATGTTCGTTTCTCCTAGAGCCGGACGGTCTTGACGACGCGACCTGCCGGATCGCGCTGCACCGATTGGATCGCCGTGGAGCCGTCCGAGAACTCCTGGCGGATGCTGGTGATGAGCCCGCGGGCGTCGCGACTGAACGTGGCGATGACCTGGATTGGTGCCCGCTCGCCCTGCGGACCCGGAGCTCCGGCTGGCCCCTGGGGACCGCGCGCTCCGGGTTCCCCGTCCTTGCCGTCGAGCCCTGCAGGGCCGCGTTCGCCCGGCACGCCCTGGGGACCCGGCACGCCCTGGGGACCGCGGAGCGTTTCGAGCACGTCGATCAGGTCCGCCGGGACGGCCCGGCGAGCTGGTGCCGCAAGAGCGGCGCGGAGGGCTTCGGATCGGGCGCTCATGTCTCGTCCTCAGCGCTCTCCGGCTCAGGGGTAGCCGGTCCCTCGACGATGCGAACGACCCTGCCCTCGTCGTCGTATATGAGGTCCGTGACAGTCGGTTCGGACGCGTTCTCGGTGATGGGCTCCAACTCGACCGGCTCGGGTGCTTCGACGGTCACGCTGACGGGAGCATCGACGTGAACCGCTCCTTCTGCGATCGTCACGTTCACCTCGGCAGGGTTGACCGTCACGTCCGGCGTGGTGATGTTCACGATGGGCGCCGGCTGCTCGCGCTCGGCGTAAGCGCGGATGATCCCGAAGCCCTCGGCGAGCACCCGGCCCGCCTGCTCGACGGGCGTCTCCTCGGAGGCTCCGTCGTCGGCGTCCGGCTTGGTGGGCGGCTCCGGCTCCGGCGGCTCGGGCGGCCCCTCCGGCATCGGAGGCTGGAGCTGGACAGAGTACAGGCCCGAGTGCTCGAGGCGCTTGAGGTCGCCCGAGACGATGGCATCGACCACGCTGTCCGGCAGGAAGCCCGCGTCGAGGAGCTGGCGGATCGCGGACGACTGCTTGGACTGCACCTCGGCCGCGTTGAGGACATCCTCCTTCAGCGCGGGGATATTTCTATCGTCGTACCAGAGTTCCGCCCCGCCGGGCACGCTGACGATCGTCTCGAGCGAGCCGCAGGCGTTGCGCCAGAGCGGGCGGATGGTGAGGTCGGCGAAGATCCGCATGGCCGCCGTGAAGTTCCCGGCGTTGAGCGACGATCCCGAGAGCCCCTCGGAGAAGCCCGCCACCGCGGGCGGGACGCCAGCCGCGGCGGCGATCCGCGTCTCCCCGGCGCCCTGGGTGACCTTGAAGTCGATCTGCTGGAGGTCCGATCCGACGACCTCGACCTTGGCCCCGCCCGTCAGGACAAGCGTCCGGTAGGCGTTGACGACGCCCTCGTGGCGGGCGCTGATCTTGGCCGCGATCTCGTCGAAGGCGGCCTTGCCGATGGCCGGGTCGAGGGTGACGACCATGTTCGGGGTCGCGCCGTTCTCGAAGTAGCGGGCCTTGTGCTCGGTGGCGGCCTTGTCCGCGCCGATCTCGCGCAGGACCGGCGTCAACCATGACATGCCGCGGAAGGAGGCGAGCGGGTCGGGGATCGGCGCGAAGTGGGCGACGAGCGAGGCGTCGATCACGACTGTGTCCTGCGCGTAGCCGTAGCCGCCGGGCGAGTAGGCGTAGCCGACGACCTGTGCCCCGATGTCCCAGGCGTCGAGCTCGGGCTTCCCGGCGGGGCTCCCGACGATGATCGTCACCCAGTCCGGGCGGAGGCGGGTGAGCGTGTTGCCCTGCCGCGTGATGTAGGCGTTCCCGCAGAGGTCGACGTCCTGGATCATGTGGGCGAGCAGGTCGCCCGTCGTCCCGTTGGGCCACGGGTTCTCCAGGATGCCGAGTTCGGCCGTGCCGAAGAGGTCGCCCGGGCGGCCGGTGCGGACCTGTCGCCACTGGAAGCGGGCCTCGGCGAAGAGCTGGG